GCTTCGATACGAAAACCGCGCTTAGAGTTTTAGCAACGACTGATAGCTTCAAGCTCATGCGAAGTCTTGCCTTAGATCAAAATCAATGATTTCAAATACAGTCTCGCGAGTGCCTGTGTCGAACACGACCTCAATCTCGCCTTCGTAAGCGCCAGGCGAAAGATCAAGTTGCCCATTTGAAAAAGCAAATATTGCCGTGCCTGCTGTCGCTTCATCCGGAGTCGATTGACCCACAACTGAAAACAACACATTGTCCACGGATTTTTTGCGAAAGTGCATCGACACTGTGGCGTCGGTGATGTCCTCAGCCAATCCAGTGTCTTGGCGCGTCAAAACCACCTTGATCTGCGGGCCTGTGTCACCTTGCACTAAGAGAATTGGTTCAGCCATGATTCACCTCAGAATATCCATATCGACGAGCTTTGCTCTTGCAACACTAAATCAACGGTCACTGTATCGGTCACATTGATCTGGTAATCAATTATCTCATAAATCTTGTTGCTTATAGAGGCTCTGCTATAAGTTAGTTGAACAGTGTCGCCGACTTGATATCTCAAGCCAGACGCGTTGACACTCACCACTACTGTTTCGAAAAGCCTAGATCGCTCAACAGCAATGGCCGCTAACCGTTCTGCTTGCGAAAGATTGGTTGTATATCTCAGCGGCAAATCAATGAAGTTTTCTAAATCGTTGTCGTCAGACAAGGCAGACGCATTGATATATGGCTTGTAGTCTTTTGCCACAAAGTCTTCGTTTCTTGATCGGTAAAAACCTTTCACACCATTGAATAAGGTTCTAGCTCCTGGCCTGGTCTGTATGCGGATGCCAGAAACCATGTCATCTTCAGTAATCGTGTGTGTTGGTGCGCGGTAGTCTCCTGCTAGCAGTCTGAACCTGCCGTTTGAGTAACAGAGTTTTCCTGCCAAAGAAGTCAGCAAGTAATCAAGGTTTGTCTTTCTGCTGTTGCCTGTATCGGCAATACCATTCGCTGAGTATCGCTTTGTTGAATACTGAATATCTGTGCTTGCATCTGTTGCGTCACCAGACTGCCAAGCGTAATCGATATAAAAGCCTTTTTTGTTTTCAGTCAGTTCTGTGACTGTGTAGCTATTGCCGTACAACGAATGATTTACGTCATTAGTATAAATCGTAACTGTGTCGCCAACGTGAAACGGCAGATACAACTCTGCAATGCTAGAGTTTGGTTCCCACAAGGTTTTTCCTGTTGTATAGGAGTCTTCCTGAACCGTTCCTGATCCATGTCTCAAAAATCCTACCGTTCCATCGTATGTCACGGTTTCATCACAAACATTGGCCGCCGACTTAATTGCTTCATCGTCTATTTCAGAAGCATCGACACGACATCCGTAAACTGTATTCGTTAGATAGTCACGAATTGCCAGTGCAGGATTGCTACTCCAAACAGTAGTAGAGTTTCGTGGATCGAACAGCTTTTTGCCTTTAACCAAACAGGCAATGTTAGGTACGCTTCCTTTGAGTGTTTCAGTGTCATATTTGATGCGGACATAAATATGAGCGATTCCTGACATAGTGTGAGTCGTGTCCCACTCACCTGCCGCTACTGTTTTACTTACAAATGAAGGATCAGGCAACTTGCCGACATCATATCCAAGAAATGTTAAGTAATCATCTGCATCCGCATATACAGGGTAAAAGCTAACCAAATCTTTGTAATCGCTAGCAACAAGGAAATTAGAAATGAGCAACCGTGTATAATTGACTGCTGTAACGTTTATGGATGAGACTGTTAAAGTATAATTTTGTGCTGATCCGCTAGTATTTTGATAGCAAAAATTGTGGACTTGTCCATTATTGTTGTAACGAATTGTTCCACCTACATTTAAGATGTAGTTATATGTTCCGCCTAATGGATCATAAATATAACCATCAAGATTGATTTGGCTACCCGCAGGCAAAGTTCCCGTCCTTGTTACCCCGCCCTGTACACTTGTGTTATAGATTCCATTGTCGGTAACATCCATAACATCATCATCAACCTCTAGATCAATGGCGACATCTGAGTTCACATAGACTTTTTGAATTCCTTCAATTTCATGCGGGGCTAAAGCAATGACCAAATTCAAGAAATCACTATTGGGCTGACCAAGTGACAGTGTTGCCAAATTTGAATAGACAAATGTTCCGCCAGTTAGAGTCTTACCATAAATAATTTTATGAGTATCAATCGGACTCAGCGTTGTGATGTCACTGCTTGCAGGTTGTCTTTCTAAGTCAAATGTAGGAGGCTTTGGTGCTAATGCGCGGCCAATCTGATCAAAAGCAAGCGTTGACCAAAAGGCAGTAGAAAAAGACACAGTTGACCCGGGTATAAGAACAGAAACACCTGCAACGACAGCGGCTTTTAATATCGACTCACCAACATCACTCACCGCTGAACCTCCATGCTTTTTCTGCAATGCTCATGCGATATGATTTCATCCCGTTCGCTGTGACACAAAGTATGTTTCCTGCGTTAGCAATGCCCAAAGTTGGCTGTCCTTGCAGTTTGATCAAATCGCCATTTTGCACATAGTTTATATCAACCTCTGTGCCTCCAAAGTCACTGACCGCTTGGTCAAGTCCGCCCAGTTCTTCAATCTTCGCTATTGCACCTTCTTCTGTGTCGTACTGGTCTACAAGAACATCGAGGCGATCAGGGCAAAGACATGACATAGCAAAGATACAGCAATCCCATTCGCCCCAAGCGAAACTTCTGTTCAGGTTTTCATCAATAACTTGAAAAACTTTTTGCTTGTTTACTCGCCCCACGTTAGAACCCTTTTCTGAATCGTTGTTATCCATTCAAGACTATTATCGCCCGGATGTTGTAATTGTTGTTCTTCGTAAGTGTATCGACATTCGCTAGATCGTTCAAAATCAACTAATCGGTTTTCTACGGCTACGCTAATCGTACAAGAGTCTCCGTCATCAGAAATAGCCATTGAATCCATGCGGCCTTCAAAAACAACCGGAGGCAGTTCATCAGGGTTGATTAAGATGTTAGGTGATTGAAGTGTCACAGGGACAGTATTTGCATAGCGAAAACCAAGATAGATAGTGAGTGTGCGATCTTGATAATCTGTGTTCAGTGCTTTATCTAATATCGACGAATCAAGCCCGTTCAACGTAATGTTGATGCCACTACTTCTCAAGTCCAAAGGTTCGTCAATGGCACTGAATGATAAGAAATCTCCTGCGCCATAAAATGTTCCGTGACCGATAACAACGATGTCTGAGTGATGTGTACACATTCGCTCATAAGTGCCATCGAAATTTGCTTCAAGCAAAAAGACAGGTCTGACAATTTCTCCGGTCAGAATACCTTCTATCGTTGTATTGATAGCATCGTTGTTGCCGACTCCAGGTGTATAAAACTCACGGCTCATAGATCAGCCTCAACACAGGCAAAACTAAACCCATACAAAGATGCTTGATTGATTGAAAAACCAACCTCATTAGTTGCTAGTCGCCAACGGCCATAGGCAGGAGCATATTCCACAGCGACATTTTGCGACACATTAGTTCTAAGCGTTGGTTCAAAAGTTGCCGTGTAAGGAGTATTGTTAATACCTAAAATCAAATCTTCAACAAGCATATAGATGTGATTATTCATTTCAATGAAATCACCCGCTTTCAAAGTTGTGCCGCCTGACTCTGTACGCTTCAATGGTATAGTATCGTCACCTGCCGAACCTGCACTCGCTACCACAACATCTGCCGTCAGATTTCCATGTGGTGTTGCATTAAGTGGGTTGTACATTTCAAACGTGCCGATCGTGCCGCGCAAACTCACAAAGAATGCTTGCCATTCCCTAGCTTGTGCGTGAGTCAATGGCGGCAAAGTCACAGTCGCTTCCCATCGTGTACCACTGTTCTCATAGCTTTGTGATGCATAAGTGAATGGCGACACAACAGTGGCGACTTTTCTTTGTAGCCTTAAATCGAACGATTGAAAGTCGTGGTTCGGAAGTGTAAGTGGATAACTGATTGCCATTAGATACCTGCCAAACCTCTACTGTATGAACCGCCACGCTGTCTAGCTTCTAGAACAGCACCTTTGGTTGCTTCTGTAATCTGAGGCATTAGATTAGCAATTTCTGCTCTGACGGTTTGTGATACGCCAGTGGAGACGTTTACGTTTACCACTGTCTGACCGCCGCCTTTCATATCGTCGTTGCTCATTACCCGACCGGACCCATTTGGAATCATAAGCTCAGGGCCG